GATTTTTAAATAATTTAACTGTTAATGTCATTTTGGAGAATAACGTATGAAGATCAAGAATGATCTAAAAGTAACAGGCGAATTGATGATCGTGGTCAAAGCGCATGATGGTTCAATCAAACAGACAATGAGAGTTCCTAATCTTATTGTTACCGTGGGTAAACAATACATTGCCTCAAGGATGGCTGGCACTGCGGCGACAATTATGTCACACATGGCTATTGGAAGTGGCACAACGGCGGCGAGTCCAAGCGATGTTGCCTTGGAGAATGAATTGGGTAGAACTGGGACACCACTTTTTTCATTTCAGGCATCAGGTAATACTGTCACAGCGACGGCGACCTTTATTGAAGGTGTCGGAACTGGCGCCGTTTCAGAAGCTGGCATCTTTAATGCATCATCTGCCGGGACTATGCTATGTCGAACCGTATTCCCAGTTGTAAATAAGCAAGCCAGCGACACGATCGCGATCACTTGGACTATCACAATTTCTTAAGGTTTCATCCGTTATGACCTCATCTATTCTAAAAGACACCTTTCATAATTCAGTCGCTGACAGTGTCTACAAGGAGGCGATGACAAACGTCTCAAAATATTACTATTATTTGGGCCGAACGTCTCCATGGGTAGATGAACTCTCACCTGAAACACCGGTTGAGAGCGTCGCATACGAAAGAGAAATTCGTGATGGTATTATAATGGTAAAAGAAATCAAACCTACGGAGATCGCCTACGTCATCCCTAGGATCGATTGGAAGTCTGGTGAGGTTTATGATCAATATGACGATCAATATGGCACACAGATTCAGGGGGTAAATCTCATTCAGGGCGGATCTGGTTATTCGACAGTCCCAAATGTATACATTGGATCTACCGCCGCCCAAGATTGGGTTCCTAATACTGAATATGTCGGAGGCGAATTATTATCATTTGAATCTAGATATTATATAGTGGAATCCGCTGGTATTAGTTCAAGCCAGGGGCCAACCCATTCTTTTGGCTCTATTGCTAATGGCTCAACACAGTTAAAATCTGTCATTGTCTCTGATGGTGGTGGCTCTGGTGCTCGAGCTGTTGCAACGGTATTCGATGGAGCTGTCATTGACATCCAAATGACTAATAAAGGCTATGGATATATAGCTCGTCCGTCTGTACATATAGCCGGTGTCAGCGGCGCTGGGGCAGAGGGGGCTTCTGTCATAACATTTGGATCAAGAACGAATTCTCAAAGAATTGACACCACCCAATCTTATGTAATGACCGATGAGTATTACGTTTATCAATGCCTTGATAATAACAACGGCTCTGTTTCAATTGACAAACCAACCGGGACCGATTCAAATCCATTCAAAGCGTCTGATGGATACATCTGGAAATTTCTGTATATGATTCCTGTTTCAATGCGAAATAGATTCATCACATCTACTTATATTCCAGTTGTATCAGCGCTGTCTAATCAATTCTATTCTGCTGGGGCTATTCAAAATATAACTCTAATTGATAGAGGATCCAATTATACTTCTGCTAGCGTATCGGTGATCGGTGACGGTCATCTAGAAAACAATCCCAGATATCTAACAGGGGCAACTATCATCAGTGGTGGCGCGAATTATACATCTTCACCTACCATACAAATTCAGGCACCATTTGAAAATACGTCGCAGTGGGTATCGGGCGCCTCGGTTTTTGCCGGATCAAAGATTAGACATCTAAATAAGATTTATGAGATTGTAAAATCGGGGCAACTTGGTACCACACCCCCAACACATAGATCAATCAATATTGCAAATGGAACTGCTACGCTAACATATATCGCCGAAGTTCCAAATGCGGATGTGACGGTAGTCGGGGGAGAGATCACCAATTTTACCTTATATGGCAATGTTGCTGAAATTAACCTTTTAACCGGCGGCTCTGGTTATACGGATATTCCAAATGTATATGTTAATGGTGATGGATCAGGTGTAATAACGTCTGTTATTCTTCAAAGTGGATCTGTTCAAAATGTTATAGTCTATGACGGCGGCGATAATTTCACAGAAACGCCATCGATTGTAATCGGCGAAGAATGGCAAGCTAGTACCACCGTGGTGGTAGGTCAACAGTACTTTTATGGTAATAACCTATACAGTGTTACAGTTGGTGGAACTACGGGTGCCACGCCCCCAACACATAGCATTGGGTCTGTTGTCAACGGCTCTGCCACATTCGAGTATGTAGGAAAACGAGCTATAGCTATTGCGAAGATAAAGTATGGATCCGGATATTCCTTCTCTCCATCGGTCGAAATAACCGACGGTAGTTTTACTGATGCTGCTATTATTGAAATCGAATCGGCGAAAACTGATGCGAGACTAACCCCAATCATCTCTAACGGCGAACTCATTGCAGTCAATATTATTGATGGTGGTATTGGTTACACATATGCGGCATTAACTGTCAGCGGGGACGGAGAAGGGGCAGAAATTGTATCCAATTTGTCGATTGGTGATATCAATTCACTTCAATCCACTGTTGAATTATTGACGGTCGATGGCCAGATTGTCAGTATTCCAATCATTTCATCTGGATATGGTTATGGTAACGCGTCGGTTATTATTGATGGGGATGGATCTGGTGCCACTGCTGAGGCTGTCATAAATAACGGCAAGATCATTAAAATCAACGTCACTAATTATGGCTCTGGATATAGAAACGCCAGAATCATCATTACTGGTAATGGATTTGGTGCAAGTGCTAGGGCCATTTTATCTCCTTATGGCGGATTTGGTAAACAAGCAATTAAAACCCTAAACGCCAAAACTCTGATGTTCTCGACTAATATCTTTTTAGACACAAATCAGGGATTTGCTTTAGATAACGACTATCGTCAGGTTGGCATCATAAAGGGTTTTTATAAGTATGATTCAACATTATCTTTGTCACAACAATTGGCGACACCGTGTTGGGTAGTTGGTAGTCAATCTGATTTGACACAATTTGATAATGACGCAGTTTTGACTGATACAAATGGCCATAGATTTAAAATAATATCAAGAACTCAAAAATCCATGTTGGTACTATCATTAGACAATGCTAATATCACAATTGGGTCTATTCTTTCTTTAGGCCTGTCATCAGTTATCGTATCGGCTATTACTCCTCCAACAGTTGATAAATATTCTGGCGACATGCTATTCGTTGATAATAAATTTGCGTTTGTCCCGTCCTCAGAGCAGCGCGTGACACTGCGAACAGTAATAGAGTTTTAATTGAAAATTTTTAGGATAATCAAATGATTGACTTTTCGGTTGCGCCATATAACGATGACTACAATGAGAACAATGGTTTTCATCGCGTACTGTTTAGACCGGGTCTCGCTGTACAAGCTCGAGAACTAACACAGCTGCAAACCATCCTACAGAATCAAATCAAGCGTCATGGTGAACACACGTTTGAAAATGGCGCGATGGTTATTCCTGGACAAGTTGGCTACGATTTAAACTACAACTATGTAAAAATCGAGTCAACGTATAACTCTCAGCCAGTTTCTTTATACTTGAATATGATTTTGGGTAAGACGCTAATTGGTCAAACTAGCGGTCTTAGGGCCATCGTGGTGAATAATAGCCTTTCAACAGAGTCTGATCCCACTACGATATATGTAAAATATATTGATTCTGGTACAGATGGCGAAGAAAAGGCGTTTACTGATGGCGAAATTCTGACGACAGAAGATCTAGCATATTCTGTTCAAGTAAGATCGACTGATGCTACTGGCGCGGGCTCTGCTGCAGCAATTGAGCGTGGTGTATATTTTGTCAATGGTCATTTTGTATTAGTCGAATCTCAAACCGTAATTTTAGACAAATATACCAACACGCCATCATATAGAATCGGTCTCCATATTGATGAGCAAATTATTATCCCAGAAGACGATCAGTCTCTATTAGACAATGCTCAGGGTAGCTATAACTTTTCGGCCCCGGGGGCACATCGATATTATATCGGTCTGACTTTAACTAAGCTACCACTTGATTCAACTCAAGATTCCAATTTTATTGAATTACTAAAGCTTACCAATGGTGAAATCCAACGAGTCGTGAATAAGACAGAATACTCTGTTTTAGAAACGACTCTAGCTCGACGTACTTTTGATGAGTCGGGTAATTACACAGTTCGACCATTTATTGCCGATGTTCGAGAGCATCGTAATAATGATCGTAGTCAATGGTTACCCAACACTCAGTACCTAATTGGTGATATTGTTACAAATAACAATGTAATCTATGTTGCCAAAAAGAATGGTACATCTTTAAATACTGCACCAGTTCATACCAGTGGAACGTCATTTGACGGACCCGGTAATACTGGAGTTGAGTGGGAATATAATCAAAATCCGGTTTATAATAGAGGTATCTATACCCCAGAACAGGGTGGCGTCGAATCAAAACTTGCAGTAGGTCTATCCACGGGTAAGGCATATGTTCAGGGTTATGAAATAGAAAAAGTTTCAACGGAATATGTTGCTGTAGATAAGGCTAGAACCAACGTTCAGGTGGATAACGCGATTATCCCAGCAACAGTTGGTAACTATGTTTTAGTTACCAACGTGAGTAATTTGCCGCCAGTCAATTCATTTGCAACAATCACTCTTTATAATAGACTGATTTCGACCAATGGTTCGGCGCCCGCCGGTGCTTCAACGGTTGGTACGGCCAGAGCTAGATTCATTGAATGGGACAACGGAACAATTGGAACATCTTCTGCTGTTTATAAACTGAGCCTATTTGACATTAAGCTTAATTCTGGGTTTAATTTTAACCGAGACGTAAAATCATTTGTATTCTCAACGGGCGATGTTGGAACATCATTCACCGCCAATATCTCACCAGTTCAGACACGCTTAATTGGATCGGTTACCGCTGCTGGGACAACAGTAACTGGTGCCGGAACTTCATTTGTCACAGATCTAAAAGTTGGGGATTATGTTTCACTCGGAGGGAATTTCCGTCGAGTTGTAACCATTGTATCTCAAAATTCTATTACGGTCGACACCTCAGTAACTGTAACTGGGGCAACCGTATCTAGACTTAGTACAACTGTTCGTGAGCCGGAAAATCTATCACTGCTATTTAAGTTTCCTTACGCCGCTATTAAGACCGTTCGTAGCGCTCTGAATACCAATGATACGACGTATACCGTTTATGAAAGATACACCGGAACGTCATCAGCCGCGGTCGGTGGGTCGTGCACATTGACACTATCAACAACTAATGGCACATTCGCGTCGGCGGCTGAAACTGATAACTATATTGTCGTTGATAATACCCCAGGCACCGGGGGCACAATCATTCTACCATCTAGTGTCGTTGTTAACAGTGGCAACGTCGTGTTTACTTTGCCCGATACATATGCCTCAAAGAGCATCGTCGTAATCGCGACGGTAAACAAGAGTGGGTCTACTCTCACCGAAAAAGACAAAACGCTCAGTTCAGAAACCGTCATTACTAAAACGACTGTGGCCGATGCTACCGCCAGCGAAATTCTGTTGGGTAAGGCCGATTGTTATAAACTATTCTCGGTCAAAATGAAGACCGGTACTTTTGCATCACCCGGTCCAGATTATTCCATTGATATTACCGAACGATATGAATTCGATGATGGTCAGCGTGATACTCATTACGATATTGGTCGCATCAAATTAAAGCCATCATTTACCCCACCGACGGCTCCAATAGAAATTAGATTCAACTATTTTAATCACACTGATGGAGATTATTTTACAGTTGACTCATATGGCGATTATAGCTCCGATACATCAAACACAACTGCTATAAGTTATAAAAACGTTCCTAGCTATAATGGTATCCCTTTAAGAGATTGTATTGATTTTAGACCAAGAATCTCTGATAACGGCTCCAGTTTTACCAATGCTGGCGCGACAATGGCTCTTGTGCCAAAAAGAGGTCTCGATGTTCGAACCGATTATAGGTATTATCTTGCAAGAAAATCAAAGATAGCTATCTCATTCGCCGGTGATTTCTTTGCAATTGATGGTGTCGCTTCATTGAATCCAAGTGACGCAGAAGATCCATCTATTGGTATGGTATTGTATAATCTAACCCTTAAGCCTTATACATTTGACACTAATATCAATAGCGTTAATGTAGAAATGGTTGATAATAAGCGTTATACAATGCGTGATATTGGTAAGCTGGAAAAGCGAATTGATAATCTGGAGTACTACACATCACTATCATTACTTGAACAACAAACCGAATCACTTGATGTGATTGATTCAAATGGTGATAGTCGATTCAAGAATGGATTTATCGTTGATGGTTTCGTCGGACATAGCACCGGTGATATCAATTCGGCCGATTATCT